AGGGCAGTGTGAGAATTGTTTGCTTCTGTGGTCAGGCGTTTCAGTTCGTTTTCGGTTTCGATGATCTCACGCTGTAAGGCATCATACTGCTGCTGTGAAATTTCACCATTTGCAAGAGCAGTGTTTGCCTGTTCTGCCGCAGTTTTCAGTACTTCCAGCTTTTCTTTGGTGGCAGACACCGCATCTGCCAGCAGCTTGTGCTTCTGGGACAAGAGTTCGGTGTTGGTGGGGTCAAGTTTCAGCAGTTTCTGCACATCTTTCAGCTGTGTCTGTGTCCCCTTGATGTCCCGATTGACACCTTCCAGGGCTTTGGATAGCTTGGTGGTATCGCCGCCGATTTCTACGGTGATGCCTTTGATGCGGTTTGCCATGGGGGTCACCTGCCTTTTTCAAAAAATAGGTTGAATTTATCCTAACAATATGGTATAATAAGAGCAAGGAGGTGTTCGTATGATGATAGATACAAACACAATTATTTCTATGACAGAAGCAAATCAGAATTTTTCCATGGTAACAAGAATCGTAGACCGGTATGGAACGGCCGTTATTTTCAAAAATAATAAGCCCCGTTATGAAGTCAGAATGATTGAAGACACAGAAGAAGCGGAAACGGCATCGGATGAAGAAGTGCTTTCTGTTTCAAAAAAACTGATGAAACGCAACGCTGCTGTTTATGAGGAACTTGCCAAATGAAACGACTCACAAAGGAACAGGTAATGCTGCTTCACAAAGAACTGGTGAAGGAATCAGGCGGCTCAGCGGAAATTCGTGATGAAGGACTTCTGGATTCGGCATTGAATGCACCTTTCCAAACGTTTGATGATGCAGAATTATATCCGACAATCATAGAAAAAGCAGCTCGTCTTGGATACAGTTTGATAAAAAATCATGCGTTTGTAGATGGAAATAAAAGAATCGGCACGCATACAATGCTTGTATTTCTTTCTCTGAATCATATTGAAGTGGAATATGATGACGATGAATTGATTCAAATGATTCTCGGAATTGCAGCCGGTGAAATGGATGACCGACAATTGCAGGAATGGCTGTGGAAACACATCATATAGGTTAAAACGCATCAAAATCCTCCTGCGTTGCCAGAGAATCATACTTGAAATCGTCATTTTCTCGTTCGGTGAACATATCATTCACCAGACCAATGGTCAAAAAATCCAAATCGCCCATTGACAAACCAAGCTGAACGCACCGCAACAAAAATAGTGGTGTGGTCATCGGTCGGTCAATCGGGCGATGTTTTTTTTAGACTGGACCTGCGTTTCTACGTTCAAACCCCAGAGATCGATCAGCTGCGGCAAAATCTCATAGATGCTGAATGTGTTGAACTGTTCCAGAAAGTCGTCCGGATTATCAGGAACATTCTCCGGAGCAGCGTGTTTTGCCATGATATAGGCGATGTTCTCAAATACCTCAAGGCTTTCAATGTCCAGTGCGGAAGATTTCTCTGTATTTTCTCCCACAGACTTTTGCAGTGCTGCAAAGTCCTGATAAATATCTCTGCGAAATTTCAGACGATACAGCCTTGGAACTGCTGCACTTGCCTTAAACGGCACATCAATGCCATCAATGGTGATGTTCTTCTGAATTGCCATACTGCACTCTCCTTACGCTTTCACAGATGCTGCGGATGCCTTACCACTCTGTACAGCGGCAGCCAGATTGGGCATATATACCGCCTTATACCAATTCTCATAAACCTCGGCATCCGTTTTCTCACAGGTTTTAGTTTTTACCAAGCCACTGTTCAACGCCGTTGCGGTCAAAGATAGCGTTTCCGTTTTAACTTCCTTTTCGTCTTCAATCGTTGCGGATTCCGTGGCGGGACGAGAGGCAGAGCAGCAGAACAGACAGTGCCGAATTTTATTCTTATCGCCACTGAATTCAAACAGCAGTGCAAACTGGGATACTTCTGCGGTATTGGTTTCCGTGAGAACGCCCTTTTCATCCAGCTTCTCACCGAGAATGTCTGTCGCAAATTCAAGCGGAACCAATGCGATTTCAAGATCTCCAGTGTAACCAGAGTTGTTGTTGATGACATAGTACACACCATCGTCAGCGTAAAAATTGGATGCTTCCCCTTCTGCATCGATAGACAGCGACACTGCACCGGGAATGCGAACCGGCTTTGCAAAAGTCGGCACACCTTCTTCATCATAAGAGGTGATTTTTGCATAGTGAACTTTGTTCAGACCGAATTTTACCTTGTTTTTCTCCATTGCCATATAGATCAAACCTCCATCTCATAGAGTACTTCATACAATTCTTCCGAATCAATGAATAGTTCTGTTTTTGTGTAATAAATTTCATGCTGGGCAAGCACTGCCTCCACCTGTTCTTCCAGTTCCGGCTGCTTTCGGTTCGTGTACAATTCCACGTCCAGCTGTTTGAAACTGAAATATGCTACATTATCCGCTGAAAATGTCTCTTCTCCAGGAGAGAGAAACAGCAGAAAAGGCGGTGCGGGACTTTCGCCTTCTGCATAATGATGATAGGCAAAGGGCAGCCCCATTTCTTCCAGCATTTCAGCGATTTCTTCGTAAGTCATGACAACGCCTCCTCAATTAAATGCTCCAGCAACTGTACACCGTTTTCTTCCGCAGGAGCAATGTGCGGTTTTCCTGATACCCGACCGCCGCCACGTTTGGCATGACCTTTCTCCAAAAGATGTGCCAATCTGTAATGGTCTTTGGAATGTACCGTCATTTTCAGAGTATGGCTATTCTCTGAGGTTTTTGTAGCTTTCCAGCTTTTACCGTAAGCACCTGTATCTTTCGGCGCATTGGCGGAAATCTCTTTTTTCACAGAGGTTGCTGTCTTTTTGACCGCTTCTTTCATGGAATCGTTGGCAAGGCTGACGTATTCCTGCAATCCTGCCATGATGTCATCAGCAAGGCTGTCAATTGTACTCATCCGTGCATCCCGCCTTTCTCACTTCACATACAAGGGTGATGTAGCGATTCTGAAGATAATCTCGCTGCACAGATTTGATGTGATACTCCATACCTCTAAACAGAATTCTATGCGTAGTTGCATTCAACGACAGCATGAAAAGACTCTGCCTGACCACGAATGACACGGACTGTACTTCTTTGGTGATTCCCGTATTCGTGTTCTCGGCAGAGCTTTTCACCGTCACATTTGCCCAGCAGCTGTAAACTTCATCCCATTTTGTGATGTGGTTTCCGATTTCATCTACCACGGTGCGATGCTCCAGAATGGCGATACGCTGATTCAGTTTATCAAAATCCATTACACCACACCCTCTCGCTGTGCAAACAGAATGGAACGCAGGCTCATGGTAAGACCATGATAGTCGGGCTTGCTTCTGTTTTCATACAGATAACCGAGTGCAAACAATACCGCTGTTCTCGTCACAGCTTCAAAACAAGTGAATTTTTCCTCATCCATTCTGCCCACGTCCTTGACCAGTGATTTTGCCGTATCGAGCAGTTGGAGGATGAGCTTGTCATCCTCCTCATGGTCGATACGAAGATAATTTTTAGCTTCGTTCAGGGTAATCATGCTATCACGCCTTTTTGATTGTAAGAGTCTTTACGGCTTCGGGCAGAATCAGCTTGCCGTCCACACGCTGAGAAGCAAGGAAGCCGACCTGTCCGTTCATAGCGAAAAGCTCATTCAGACGCTTAAGAGAACGTCCCTGTCTGTCAGCCACCCAGTAATAGGAATAGTCGCCGAATGCAATTGCTTTTGCACCAGCCGCAATAGTCGGAGCATATACAGAGGTCACATAGGGGCGGTTCAGGATGGTGTCGGGAAGTCCTGCACTGACAGAAGGCTGCCAGATGAAATTGCCCGTATTATCCTTGATTTTACGGAGCGCCTTCACGGTCTGCTCATTCAGCACCCACACAGCTTTCTTGCGATACGGACTCTTGAGGGAGTAGAACAGCTCGATTACATCATCAAAAGTGATAGCTGCACCTGTTGTGGTCGCACCGTTTTCCGCACCGCCTGTCGCAGCAAAAATGCCGGTAGGCTTGCCCTTACCGTCACCGATGAGGAACGCTTCCTCTTCCTTTGTGCCGATTCTTCTTGCAAATTCCTTTGCAATGTAGGAAGGCAGGTCGAAAACAGAATCATTAAGAAGTTCCTCGGAGATCTTAATCGCAGTACCGACCTTGTAAGCGGAGAGAGCAATCTGTCCGAAAGCGTCATCGGAGAGTGTATAAGCCTCTTCCTCCTCCATCCACGTTGCTTCGCCCTTCTGCGTAATAACGGGGATTTTACGGTCTCCACTTGATGTCTGAATCTTGGTAGCGAGTGGACGGAATACGTTTTCTTCCTCAAGTGCAGAAATGAGCTTTCTTTCAAACTCGTCCGGGCAAAGATAGCCGCCTTCGGTATCTTCGCCAATCTGCAGAGCATTTCTCACATCGGCAAAATTACGGTTGCGAATGCTGTTCCAGAAAGCAGTACGGTATTCGTCAGATGCAATTCCTGTTTTGGTATCACTGTGAATGGATGCGTTCGGCTTGTTCTGAATCGGCGTAGAAGTAGGCTTGTTCATTTCTGACTCAATCTGAGCCTGTCGTTCCAGCCGCTGGATTTCCTTGCCGTATGCCACGATCTGCTGCTCCATGGCATCGTATGTCTTGCTGTCCGCTTCCGAAAGCAGACCGCTTTCATTTCGCTTGGAATCCAAAAAGTCACGGGCAGTATCCCATGCCTTGCTTCTTTTTTCTCTCAGTTCCTGAATTGTCATAGTATCAGTCCTCCTATAGTTTTTAATATTTCAAAAGCTCCAGCCGCTTGTCCAATTGGTTGATCGGCGTGCCTTTGGATGCAGTTGAAGAAATCTTCTGCAGAAAAGAATCCAGCGTTTTAGATGGTGTGTACAGCATGGATGCTGTGCTTTCCTTCTTTTTTTCATCCGGATCTTCTTTAGGAGATTCCTCTGTTTCTTCTTCATCTGAATCTGTTTTTTCTGGTTCTTCTGGAACAAACGGATTCTTTTTAGAAAAGAGAATGCCGTCTACAAATCCCAGCTGCAATGCTTTTTCTGCATTCATCCACGTTTCTTCATCCATCAGCCTTGCGATCTTATTGCGGCTGAGATGCGATTTTTCTGCATAAGCATTGATAATGGATTCCTTGACTTCATCCAGAAGTGCGATTGCTTTCTCCATATCTGCCTTGTTGCCCATGGCACAGGTCATCGGATTGTGGCACATCAGCATTCCGGTCGGTGAAATCAAGGTTTCTTCTCCAGCCATCGCCACCACAGAAGCCGCAGAAGCGGCAATGCCGTCAATCTTGACCGTAACCTTGCCCGGATGGTTTCGGAGCATGGTATAGATCTGACTGGCCGCAAACACATCGCCGCCCGGCGAGTTGATAAAGACGGTCACATCACCGCTGTGTTTTTGCAGTTCCGAGCGGAACATGGCAGGGGTGATGTCATTTTCAAACCATGTACTCTCCGCAATCGCACCGTACAAATACATCTCCGATGCACCGGTTTCTTCGTTGCGTACCCAGTTCCAGAAACGATTATTCTTCATGGGTCGTTTCCTCCTTTTCTGAATTTTGATTTGCAAATGCACCTGCATCTGCAAGTTTGGTGAAGCTACCGTTTACGAGATACAGATTTCCGCCCTGTTCTTCCGGCACCAGATTCATATCCTCCAGTTCCCGAATGTCATTGGTGGACATCCAGCCGTTCTGTCTGGCGGTAGCGTAGCCCTGCATTCTGGAAGCATAGTCACCACGCAAAAGCCCCTCTACATTGAATTTGATGAAGTATTTGCCTTTCTCTGAATCGGAAAGCAGATCTTTCATCATGCCTTGCTCCCATCGAACGATCCACGGGTCGAGACTGTATTTCACGAAATCCAGTGATAAGTGTTCCACATTGGAAAATGTGGCATGGTCTAAATCACCGATCATGTGGAGCGGCACTCGATACAGTCGGGCAATTTCCTCAACCTGAAACTTTCTGGTTTCCAAAAACTGTGCTTCATTGTTGGGGATGGAGATCGGTGTATACTTCATGCCCTCTTCTAAAATTGCCGTATGATGCGAGTTGGAACCGCCGTAGGCACGCTGCCAAGCATCCCGCACACGCTCTGGATTTTTGATGACTCCCGGATGTTCCAATACACCTGACGGGCTGGCTCCGTTTGCGAAAAAGGTAGAACCATAGTCTTCACAGGCAAGGGAAATGCCGATTGCATTCTTTGCAAGAGCAATCGGTGAATATCCCACCAAACCGTCATACCCAAGTCCGGGAATATGCAGCACATCTTCTGCCTGCAGGACAATATCGCCCTGCTGTTTCAGGTTTGGATTGGCTTCATCGTAGCGGCTGTAGATGTAGACCAGACGATTTCTCTGGTCACGGTCTACTCTGACCTTATCCGGCATCAGCGGATACAATCCCAAAACATTACCTCTGCCGTTTCGGATAATCTGTGCATAGGCATTGCCGTAAATCAGAAGATGCGCCATGAGCGTTTCCCGGAAAACAAACGATGTCATTTCGGGATTCGGCTGGTCATGCAGCAAAAAATATAGCGGGTGCGTCGGCACTCGCTCTTTTCCGCTGTCAGTGTATTGGTAAACGTGCAGGGGCAGTTGAGCAATTGCCTCCGACAGCACTCTCACGCAGGCATAAACTGCGATGATCTGCATTGCCGTGCGGTCGTTGACACGCTTGCCTGCCTGTGTCCGTCCGAAGAAATAACTGTAGGACGGGCTGTCGTAGCTGTCCTTCGGCTTATCTCTCGACCGGAACAGTCCGCTGAAAATACCCATGTGCATCACTCCTTTCAGGTTTCAGGGCGTGAAAAAAGCACCTGCAAGTGCAAGTGCTTTTTCTATATTTTACAGAGGGAATAATGAAAGAGAAGGTTTCCGCTTAGCACGGATAGCAGATACAATAGAAACAGCGGTGGATTCAACAGTGCGAATCTGCTTTTGATTCACCTTGCAGGAATCAATAACATGATAATCAATATATTCTTCCTGCTTTCCGTCAACTGTTCGCTTCATTTTTTTGAGCTTGCAGATAACAATGAACTTCTCACCATGATGATTTTTAGACCGATGTTGAGCAATGTCATCATGTGCAGCGTGCCATGTCAGGTACCGATTATACTCTCTATCATCGGTATACTTGGGTTGATGTATTCTCGAAAACAGTTCAACAATGATCCAGTTGAAGCCAATCCTTCCTTCAAACTGTGTTTCAAAAGTATTTACTGATATCACATCGATCCATTTTCCCGTTGTATTGACTGCTGCTGCACAGTCACGCACTACATGAACAGCTGCAGCTTCACCTGACTCATAATAGTCAATGAATCCTTGATTCTCAAATCTTTCATACCATTTTTCCATTGTAGAGACTCCTTTACGATTCGTTTTCACGGAACCATTTCAGAAGTTCTTTTCCCGTTTCATTGATCGAAAGTATCCATTCGCCATTATCATTTTCTGAATAGTCTGTAATCCCTTTGATACCGCTTGTGGTGTTATACTAAAAAAGTAGACAAGGGAAAAGAAAAGTAGTATAATAAAAGAAAACACGAAAGAAGAAAAACCA